GACTAAGTTCTGGTAGAAGTAATCTCTGCTTTCGACTCTTATCTTCCACTCAAGACCAGTCCACTCAAATGCCCAGCCAAGGCAGAAGATTTTATCAAGTGCCTCAAATGCCTTTTTCCAGGTAGTATTGAAGATATTTTGATTGTCCTCTGGAGTATCACCACAGCCTACCTCTGTCTGGGTTATAGTAACTGCATTTCTGATTCTTAGCCCATTGGTTACAGCATTATTCCAGTAGCATCCATCAGATGCCTGGCTAAATGTTTCTGAGATTAGCTTATTATTACTTCCTGTCAGCTTGTAAATTATTTGATTAAGATAATTCTCGACTTTCAGTACATCGCAGAATGAAGCATATTCACCTGTATTAAGTTCAGATGCAGTAATGCATAGATTATCAACTCCTATAATAGTATCTCCTTGGCAGAGAAATGGAAGAGGAAATGTACCTGTTGGAACTTCACGTTGAATTGTTCCTCCAGTTCCCCACCATGCACCGAAAAGCACAATATAATTTGCAGGAACTACTACATCAACTGAAAAACTAAAATCATAGTCATAAAAAGTAGGTGTTGGTATTGTTCCATTGCCAACAACAGGCGATGTATAGACAGGATAATATGTTTGAGTAACTCCGGTAGTATCTTGAACTAAAATGTAGGCATCCCAATTTGATGTTCCTCCACAGGTTCTGTTGGTTACCCTCCACCGCCCATTAACTGTGCCGGCAAACTTAATTGTCCTGGTATATGAAGTATTATTTGAGAAAATAGCATTGGTTGTTGTGTAAGTTAGGCCAGTAACATCAACTGTTGAACCTACCGGATTCACAAAATCACTATTGGACCAATAGACAGGGAAAATCTTGATGTAGTCAGGAAACACCCAATCATAAGGAGCAACAACATTATTGGAATTATACTCAAGATATAAGGTAGCAAAATCAAGATTTCTGCCAGATGCACTTAGATAAATATCTGACTTGTGAAGTCTTATACTTTCCCATTCAGCAGGAGCTATTGCATTTCCCTCGACATCCTTGTTATCTCTCAGGTTTATCTCAACATCCTGCCGAGCCTTGAATGACTCCCTGAAATTATCATCAATGATACCTACTGTTATCTCCCAGCTATCAGTATCGCATACGTTATGCTCCTGATAGATAGCCATGTTCAGAAAGCCATCAAAGACAAAAGGAGTGCCATTATAGCCTACATCTGATGTAATCTGAATGGCAATAGGCTGATTGATAAAGTACTGGTCATAGATTGACTTAATGTACTTAGCTCCTTGATTATAAAAGCGCACTTCGGTGCTGAATGGCTGGTCAATGCCATGACTTTCCATGCGGAGTGCTGTAAATTCAATTGCATCCCAGCCAATAGGTTCTTCGACCTCATTGCCATCTAAGTAGAACTTCCAGTTTGCCATAAGGCAAAGGTAAAAAGAAAATGCCCCTGAATCTCAGAGGCACTTTACTCGTTTCTATCTAAACCAATAAACTATGACTCGCCTGAACGAAAGCGATTATTTAGCACCTTGGTTGTGCGCCTCGGTGTTCTGATGTACTTCTCAAAGCCCCTCTCATCCATGTTAAGCTGAGTGATGGGCAATGCTCTAATGATGCTTCCAAGCTCCCTTAATTCTCCCACTACCGGAGATGCTGTGCTGTTGCTTCTGCTGGCATAGTGGCTTGCCATAAACAACTCTTGCTTGCTCAAAGCATGGTTAGGAATTACCTGTGAGCCTTTAGGTAGGTCAACCAGGGTAGCAGTCGGTGGAGTGAAGTACACCTTGCCGGATTCGGTTACCACTTTCTCAACTCCACGTTCACCTACAATGGCCTTACCACCTTTGAATGGCTTGCCCTTAGTACCTTCAGCGAACTCAGGCACTGGTTGAGCAGCAACAAATCCAGTCTGAGCAGCTGCAATGGATGCAACTAGGACAGCTAATGGAATAGTCGCAGGATTTGCACCATACTTGACAATCTGAGGCGCAGCCTGAAACCAGATATTGGCAACAGCATTAAGTTGCTCGGCTCTAAATTGCTTTAGCTTAATGTCTCTCTCGGATGCTGCCTTGCGCTCATTGATTTCAGTAATCTTCTGCTTGTTGCCATCAGCCAGCCTGATTTCCTCATCGTATCGTTTTTGGAGTGATGACATCTCATTGTTCAGCTGTGCCTGGTATAGGTCAAATGCACCGGTAACAACTGTTTGTCCTAATTCAACTGCTTTATTTCTGATTTCCTGCTTTAATTCCTCTTGCTTTCTAAGTTCTTCCAATTCTAACTCATGCATGGCCTTTGTTTTATCCATGCGCTGCTTCATGTCCTTGTCTAAGGCTTCCTGACCCTTTGCATAATTCTTGTCAGTTTCCTGTCTTAGATAATCAAGGCCATTTTTAGTAGTCATTTTCTCTTTTTGAGATGCCTCTTCAAATGCTTTTGCTTTTGCTTGCGCTCCTAATTCAGCAGCCGTAACCTCCTGTTCAGTCAGGTCTTTGATTTTGCCGAGATTATCCTTTTTTAATTGATAAATTTTTTCTGCAATTACTTTTTCAGCACCTGCTGGGCCTTCTCCACGCAATTGAGCTTGTAAAATCAGGATTTCCTTCTCAATCTGAAGCTGTTTTAGCTTTAACTGATAGTTTTTCTCATCAATCTTTTGTTGAGCTTCCTTATCCTTGGTGGCTTCATTTCTAAGCCTTGCCATTAGCTCCTCATACTTGGTTATGTTAGCTTGCCTGTCATTAATCTGCTCGGTTATGGCAGCATTTTCGCCCTTAATCATGGCTAATCCTTTCTGTACTGCCTCAAGCTCCTGGCGAGTACCTAAAGCAGGGTCAAATCCGGCAATACTTGGTACTCCTTGAAGTTTTTTGCCCAACTCAGCTGCCTTTGCTGATAGTTCTTTAATAGCTTGGTCATTGCGCTTCAGCTGCGCATCAAGCATGTCATCAGTCATTTTAGTAACTTCTTTCTGATATGCCTGAAAAGAGGCTACCTCAATGTCTGTGAGCTGCTGAGATGTAGTTGTGCCTAATTTGAACAGTGCATTAATCTTATCCATAACCTCAGCGGTAGTGGACAAAGCACCAGCCAGAACAGGTTTTAGTAAAGTGCCTATTGAGTTTAGGAAGTTATCCCAGGCATCGCCTAAGTTATTGACCTTACCTCCGAGTGTCTCCGATACAGCAGCAGCTGAGCCAGCTACACCATTGTAATCGCCAAGTGATGTGATGTACTCTCTAATTGCTTCATTGGTGAATTTAACCTGAGTCTGGACACCTTTAAATGTGAATGTAACCTGGTCTCCTTGCTTTTGCGCTCGGATGCCGAACTCCTTAAGCCTTTCAAACTCTCCGACTTGGGCATCTATTATTGCTTCTGTTAGTTGGTCAAATTGCTTACCAGTGCTGGATGCAAGATCACCCAGCTTTCGCATCTGCTCAGTTGTTGGCCTGAATCCCTGATTGGCGAGCTTAACAAAGCTGGCTGTAAGCTCCTGAACGCTGAATGGAGTTGTCTTGGCAAACTCCTTGATGCTCTCCAATGCAAGTGATGCCTGCGCTCCACTACCCAGAGTGTTCTTAAGTACAGCAGCCAGCTTCTCAAAGTTGGCAGTAACATCAAAGACTGCCTTACCAAAGCTGATTATGCTTGTTGCTGCAAATGCTCCGGCTATTGCCGGGCCAACTGGGCCAAGTCCTTTGATAAAGTTATCAATTCCTCCCTGGGCTTTGTCAAATGCTCCCTTTACTTTATTGCCTGTTTCGGTGGCCTTTGCTCCTGTATTGCTTAACTCAGTATTGAATTTCTTCATTGAGTTAATGGCATCCTGCTCCTCTTTGGTCAGGTTGTCAAAGCTGGTGGCTGCTTTCCGCAGCTCGGTGTCATCAATGACATATTTAATTTTGATTTCGTTATTGGAGAGTGCCATAGGCTTGTTATTTGCCCCAAAGATAGCAATTAAAAAAGCCACCGAAATTCAGTGGCTCTTTGACTAACCTTACTCTGAAAAAAACACTTACCCTTTAGTTGTCCTACGTTTCTTTTGCTCCGCAATATAGGCAGAGGCAATCAAGTAATACTCATAGATTGGCCTTTCGACCAGGAATTTAAGTCTTTGAGCATCTCCACCTGCGATTCTAAACTGCTCATCAAATCTCTGTCTGTGCTGTCTGATAATTGAAGTCCAATAATGTGCTTCAGGTTGTTTAGGCTTTGCAGAGTTTCTGCTTGCAAATAAGTCGGGAAATTCTGACTGTATTCTGTCAAAGAGGGAAGAAAGGCGTACTCCGGCAGATTCAAAAAAAAACCCTGCACATCATTATGCTTCATCCAGTGGTCGAGCTTCTGCTTGTTGTATGGATATTGGTAGTCAAGTGGATTCTCTTGCTCGTCAAAGTAAAGCACTGTTGCCAGCTTCAGCTGCCTCAGGAAGCTAACCGACATCTCCATCTGCTCCTTTAGCCGGGATGCAAGCACACCTATCTCATACAGCTTCTTATCATCCTTCTTTTTCTTGTCCATCAGAAGGTTAATCAGGCCATTGTTCCAGCCTCTCAGGTAGTCTGGGTTGATTTGCCATAGCTCCTCGGTGAATATGTCTCTGGCAGCAACTGCCCTCTGGAATGGCACATTAACCTCAGCTGAGAATTTGAAGTAATTGACTCCACCGGAGGTAAAGGCAAACTCAATCTGATCCCACCGGTCTTTCGGTGCTACTCCCCTGTAAAGTACTCTGCTACCTTCTGCTTGTAAAGGAGCTTCTTCTGCCACTTGTTGAGCAGGAGCAGGAGCATGTGATTTACGCCTAAAAATATTGAACATAGATAGAAAGGGTAGTCAAACATTGCCCAGGAGATAAGCAGAAACTGCCATGCACCTGAGCAGAAAGGGCATTCACCGAGTGGCTTCGCCCAGTTCATGGGCAGCTTCTGAATCTGAGACAGATACCACTGCCCAAGTGGGTGATCCTCCAGAAAGTAATCCATAAACAAAGAGAAAGTCGCACTGATCAGTGCTACCAAGGTGAGCAATAGAAGGCTCGGAATCGTGTGGTAGCTCGATAAGGCAACAGCCTCTGCGCTTACCTCCACAGCTTGCGTCAAAATCATAGTTCTGGTTGGTCATTATTGATAGGATTAATTATTGCGATTACTGTCTCCTGATTGCTGATGCTCTGGATAAATGACAGACAGATGCTGTCATATTGCTGACCATCCTGCGCAGTAAATGTAAGCACTTGATTTGGCAAATCAGGGTCTGAATAACTTATCGTGTATTGCCCACCCCAAGGATTAAAAAATCCTTCCGGTAAGCCTTCAAGGTCAATCTCGACAAACCCATCTGCGCCTATGCTTAGCAACTGCTGCCCTTGCACATTGACTCCAGGCTTTACGATGTTGACCGTTATGCCCCTGCCATAATCGCCAGGCGGAGTGTATAGAAACACAGCTGCCGGACAGCTTGGCAATGGCAGGCAGATAGGGTAGCATTTATTGCAGCATAGTGCCATACTTTTCCAGATTGAAGTTTGAAGTTATCTCTGCAAAGTTACTGAAAATGAAATACCGAAAAGCATCCAGTGCATGGCTCTTGTCTGGGTTCTTGTTTTTCCACTGGTCAAGGCTGCCCTGCCGGTCTACCTTGGCTTCCTTGAGGTCAGTGATTAGGATGCCACACTCCTTCTCGCCTATCTTGACCTTAGCCTTCTGAAGCACCAGAATAGTAATTAGTCTGCTGGCTATATGACTGGGATTAACCTTTGGCACTTGCAGCTGCATATCAACTACATTCAGATAATTCTTAATCATCAGGTAGGCACTAATGTTGCCTTGAGTAAATGCATTGCGAGCAGCCCCGGAGGCATCGCCATTTATTACATATGTCATGCCTGGAAACTCTTGCTTGATGGTCTGGCAGAGTGTGCTTAGGTCTCCAACCCTGTACACCTTGATGACATTGATGTTGGCATAGTAGTCTGACTCATAACCATACTTGATGTACTGACATACCACGCATGTGTTAGTTACGTTGAAGTCAAATGCCAGGTAAAGTGGGTGATGTGGGTTAGCCTTGATGTAGCCACCATAGACATGCTTAGAAAACTCAAATGTGTAGGCAAATAGACTCTCTTTATCCCACACACCCCATTGACCAAGGGCATAGACTTCATAGTAGGTTTGGTTGACAGTCCTCAGTGCCTCCATCCTGGTTACATAGTCATCATCAAGAAAGTTGAGGGCATCTCGATAAGTACCGTGCAGCCTAAGTATTTGGTTGGCTTCCTTTGCTGGCACATCATCGAAAAACCTCTTCTTGATCCAGTGGCTGTCTGAGACCGGGTTAAAGGTCAAGAAGAATCGTTTAGGTGTCTCTGACTTACCTCTAAGTCGTAGGGTTATCTGGGTGAAGTCCTCAAGGCTTAGTTCTGTTGCCTCCTCTATCCAGATGTACTTTGCCTGACTAAGTGATTTCAGCTTCTCAGGATCATCACAGCCTAAGAATACAATCTTGTTTGTGCCAGACTGAAGCTCAAGGTAGCCGGTCTTGGCCTTGACCAGCTTTTCAAATCCCCATTGACTAATCTTATTGCGGAAGTCAGCGAACACTGAGTTTCGCAGAGTGCTGGCAACTTTGCGAATGACAAAATAAGTCTGAAATTGGTTAGCCTTGTGATTGCATATCTCAGCCAGCAGCAGCTGAATCATGGTCTGGCTTTTGCCTGATCCTGCTCCACCCCATAGGATGTTGTAGGTCTTTGGCTCAACCAGAGCAGGCAAGTACTTCTGACTCCAAAGGTCAGGACTTGACAAGTCAATTACTGCCATCAGTCAGCCTGCTCCTCCTTGCGTAGCACCTTAGGCACGATGACTTCATGCATCTGCACGGTCATTTGTTCCTGGTTCATCAGGCCAAGGTCTCTGGCTATGATGTTGTGATTAAAGAAGCCAGAAGAAGCCCCTTCAAACTTCTGTAAGCGGATGGCTTCTTCTATGCGTGTAAAGACATCACCGAAATCTTTTGATTTGGTCTTATACTCTGATAGCTTGGCATAGCAGCTAAAGCCACAAGCAAGCGCAAAGCCATCCTTAGTCAGCACTCTTTTTTTAGGTATTTCAACCCTCATTGCATCCTTGCCTCTGAAATCAACTTCGATTAGTGGATTCTCTTCTGCCCACTGCACATACTGCTCAAAATTGGTCAGGATTTCATCTGGTGATTTGAATTTGCCATCAAGACCATGCTTGAGGCGCAATTGCCAACAATTATTCCCTTTCGGTGCTGCCATAAATTGTACCGGGATTGCTCCCCTTGTTTTAGGTGATTATTTCTTTTTTGCTGCCTTCTTAGCCTTCTTAGCCACAGACAAGGCAATGGCTACTGCCTGCTTCTGAGGCTTGCCCGATTTCATCTCGGTCTTGATGTTCTTGCTAATTGTTTTAGCTGAATAGCCTTTCTTAAGCATGGCATTAAAGTTTGTGCAAATTTAGCAAATTCCAAATTGCTTGATACATCTCACGCTGATTCATCCATCGGCTCATGTATTGTCTTGATTCAGTGCCATCAGCAATCTTTTTTTCAAGCTGCCGGATTTTGCGCATGAGATAGTCCATGCATTGCTCTCTGTTGTACTTAGTTGGAATGTAATTATAAATCATAGTATTGGAGTAAGTGCCTTCGCCATTCCAATTGTCTGGCATTTGGCTTATGTGTATTGCGTTTATGTTAGAATGGGCAGTCATCGAATGGAAGTGTATCTTCTAAATTAGGAGCAATTGCTACCGGAGTCGGCAAGTAAGCATTTAAGTTTAAGTCTCCCAAAATGCGCTCCATTGGATCGTTGCCGTTAAAAAGAAATCTGCGCTTCTGATACTTATATTCAAATTCAATAAATCCACGTTTTCCTACTTCCTTTCGCTTTATTTTTTTTGCATGTAGCTCACATGCAGGGTCTTGTGGAGTGCTGTAAAATAGTGGTCGGTGATAGATTAAAATATTCCACATTTTATTGTTCCACATTGCGCCTCCGGCTAAATCATAGACATCTGGGCATGGATAATTGTCTCCGTTTGTCTTTTTACCTCCACCTTTCGGATGGCTTAGAATGAAAAAATAAACATTGTTCTGTGCAGCAAATCTGGCAAAGTCTCCCAGGACAATGCTTAGGTATTGGTCATCTCGACCACCGGCACGGCTAATATCATTGTCCATCTGGTTGAATGGGTCAATGATGCAGCCATCTACCTTTTCTTTTATGATTAACTCAAGGAATCGCTGTTTAATGTAAGCAGGTGTAGGGCTTTCAGTTTCAGGATAAATGTAAAAGAAGTGGTCGCTTACCCATCTAAAAGCACGTTCATACTTGGCTTTTGTAGGTGCATAAGGATTTTTAGGATTACATTCCATGCCCAGCAGAATCTCAACCAGGTCATGGTAGAATAATTCAGCTGGATTGTCCTCTGGTGGGAATATGGCAAACTTTCGGCCATAGATAGCAGCATGGCAAAGCATCATGTATTTCATTATGCTGGATTTTCCATGATTACCATGACCGGATAGAAGTGTAATCTCTCCTCTCCTGAACTTGAATAAGTCATCCAGCATTGGAATGCCTATTCCTTCAATGTATGGTAGCCCATTTTCAAGCAAGTCAATTGCCCGGTCAATTACTGATGAGCCATAGACAACATCCTTTGCTGGCTGGGTAGTGTCAAATAGTTCAGCAGGTGGCGCAACATCTATCTCCATCAGAGTTTTTGTGTCCACTACTTTACCAGAATTGAACTCAGCAGTTCCAAATTGATTCTGCCAGAATCGGTAGGCATTGGCTATTGTTTGCTCGCATTCCTTCCGGCTAAAGGAAGTATCATTAGCCAGAAATTGGTTATCGCAAAAAGCAAGGCAATCATATTGGTCAATTCCAAAGCGGCAACAAGCTCCGGCAAAGCACAGGATAAAGTGATTTCGCTGACCATCCTGGAAATATTGGTTTTTTGATGCTGTCCACTTTAGGATGCGAGGGATAAGCTCCACTTTACTTTCGTATGTGGGCATTTCCATGCGCTCATGCTTGATGTAGTACTGAAATGGCTTAGCCTCTCGGTTTATGTACAAGTCAGGATCATAGCTTTCAAAGCATCCTCTGGCAATGTCCTTGTTAGCCTTGTCTGCCTGGCAATAATCAATAGTCAGACCATTGAAATAGTCAAGTAGGGCTTCATATTGTTCTTTATATTTTTCTGCATCGGCTATCCTGATGAGTGCTTTCAGTCCTCCTCTGGGAGATACCCAGCAGGCATAGGTGTAAGGCTCAGAAATTATGATTGTCTGAAGATCACGCAGATTTTCAGCCTGCACATCATCCCAATCCATAATGGCTAATCCAGAGGCTTTCTTGAAGGCTACTGCTGCTCTCCTGGTGAATTGACCGGAGAAGCAGATTAGTGGCAGTCTGTTTAGCTTAAAATCCTTTTGCTGCTCAGGGTCAGTTATTGCTCTAAGTTGTTCAATGAGTTCTTTTGATGCGCCATTCTTAATACGCTCCAGCACCATGTCAACAGGGAAAAACTTAGGATCATTTACAGTGCGAAAATTGTCAAAGTAGGTAACTGTCATCATAAAGGTTATTGGTTAGAATTTGCAAGGATAGCCTTTTGTTCGGAGACAAACTTTTCAAAGTTCCAGTCTTCTGGAAAATAGCGGGTGTCCTCTGGTGGCAATGGGTGTCTGTCATTCTTGAGCATCCATTTGACATACTCTCCATAGTTGCTATGGTTGCCCTGGTCAAGGTAAATTAAGTCAACTACTTCTTTCGGTGGCTGACCATTATGAATAGGCTCATAGTAAACTTTGTACTTCTCACTGTACACTACTGCTCCATTCCCTTTGCCATAGTTTATAATTTTTGAGGGATCGACCGGCGGCTGGCTATTACCTCTGTTTACATTCGTGTTGTGTTGCCTTAACTCAAATAAACCTTGCCACTGATTAGCTATTGACTGCTCAACTATTGCTTCTGCTTTCTGATAGTCTCCACCTGATAATTCATTTAGCTTTTTAAAAACTATGTCAAGACTACTCTGAGACTTGTATGAGTTCTTAATTGACTTTTTATAGTCAACCCATTTCTGCATTAGCTCACTTAACATTCCATATCCTGAAAAATCAAATCCTTTCTTCTTTAGTTCTTTAGTTCCTAAGTTATTTGGTTTACCTATTGGGTCAGGTGCTTGCTCATGTGCTTGCTCAGTTGGTGTGTCAAGTGGAGTGTCAGGTGCTTGCTCAAATTTTGACAATGCAATTATTGAGGCATGATGGTATTGATTGCATGATTCACGAATCAACTTGATAAATCCATGCTCAATCAGATCGCCAAAAAGTTTCTTGTAAGTATTCCGACTGCCTATTGAAAGCACCTCCATAGTATGCAATCTTGGAAGCCCAAACTCAGGCTTTTGACCAAAATAATTCCATCTGTCAACTATGTAGAAATAAAGCTCCGCATGAGCAGAGGATAGCTTGCCTGGATTATTAAACCTCCACTCAAACCATTGCCTGGTTAATTGATAGCCATTCATACTAAACTTTTGGCTAATTGTTTAAAAAGATAGATGGCATCCTTTGAACTTAATTTGTCCAAATGCTCAGAATACTTATCTATAAGTAATCGATAAATCAGGACTATCTCCCGATCATGAAGGCCATTGCCCTCCCTTTGTAAACTTTCAATGAACTCAGGCTCTTGCCTAATTTTGTGAAAAATGTCATATAGTTCCATAAAACAAAAACCCCATCCGGCTTTCCTTGGTGAGACCAGCCCAGAGATAGGCTGCCAAGTACTGACCGAATGGGGCTTTAATATTTTTCATTTCTCTGAATTTTTACCCGGGTCTCAATCGGGGGCTTTCGCCAGGTGCAAATATAATTAGTTTCTCACCGCCCAAAAAAATAAAACTGACATGGCAATGGAAAAGGCAATGGCAATAAATGCCACTGTACTCCAGACATTGACTGACCTGCGCTCCTGGACATAGGCTTGATCCATCTTTTCAAACTGCTTTCTCCAGAATGTAATTAATAGCTCCAGTTCTTTAACATTTTCCCGAAGGTCAGCCGACTGCTCCTTGTGATAGTCTCTTGACCGCCTGTGATTGTCGGAATGCCTCCGGCAGTCCTCCAGTTTCTTCTGTAAATCAGTGATTTCTTCCATGTGTTTAAAATTTATTGGTAGATTTTTTTGCAAATAAATGGCAAAAATATCTTACGAAAAAAGTATCACAGAAAAAATCAGATAAAAACCATGAGTGTGTTCTTGAACCAGCGCAGGCTGGATGACTTTCGAAGCTGGTTGGTCAAGGTGTTATCAAGGTAATAGCCTCGCTGCTGCATCTGTTGCATGATGTAGTCATTGGTTTGGCAATTGACATGCCCATCACCGCCCTGTCCTGGTATTGCCCACGATAGAATGATTATGCCTCCATCCAGAGAGTGCTTGACAATGTTGTCAAAAAATGTTTGCTCGAACTCTGCCGGAATATGCTCACCTACTTCCAGACTCATCACGCATTGAAACTGCTTATGCAGGTCAAATGGCTCGCTTAAGTCCTTGACCTGACCTATGCCTCCGGTAAGCTGCTCAGTATATGGGTTGCCATCGTAAGCCTCCACAACTAAGCCATGCCTGCGGAAGAACCGTGCATACTCACCAGTGCCACAGCCGAAGTCCACAATTGTATCAATCTTGCGAGCCTTAAGCACTTTTAGAATAGCACCTGCCAGCCTGCTGTCATGGGCATGGCCCTCCTTAGTCGGATTCTCCCAGAATCCTTGCTGATTTATTTTCATAGTAGTAATCAATCATAGTTATGACTTCATCAAGAGACCAGGACACAAGCACCAGCCAGTTGGCAGAAACTAACTTGTCAAATATTGACAACTGCTGTTCTGATGGCTTGTTGTAGCCTACCTTCAGCTCAATTGCCATCCCGGAGTAGCCTTTGCGCTGATCTAATATCAGGCAGTCAGGTATGCCAGCCTTTACGCCCATGCCTTTTAGCTTGCTTGCTTCTATGGCATTCCGACTGCCTCCATTTGGGCAATGAAACCAGAATGCTCCTAATGTGTCAAGATAACGAGCAACTGCCTTCTGGAAGTTATCTTCCGAGCCGACATACTTCTTAAAGTCTGGGTTAGGCTTAATCACATCCGGCAATTGAAAATCAAAAAAAAATCCGGGCATAAGGTTTTGCACTTATTTTTGCAAACCTAAACCAAAACAATGTTTTTACTTAAAATTTCTGACTTCTGCCGGAAGTTCAATTTGCCCCAGCATCGATTCACCAGGTACAAGAGGCTATTTCACACTCAGAAAGTGGATGGCTATAAAGTGCCTTGGGTAAAGCTGGATGACTGGAACTTGGCAATGGTTGCCGACATCCTCCAGCACACCGGCACTCGCAGGCGCAAGCCAAGGCTAAGCCTGGATGCCTTCTGTGTCAAGCATGGAGTAACTACTGAACACTTTAAAAAAGTGTGCCACCGGATGCAGCTGGAGGATCACGATGGGCAATTAATGGTGGTGGATAGCAAGCATAATTATGCCCTTTTGAAGCATGGGAGGCTGATTCGAAAAAAAATATGAAAAAAATGTAAAATATTTTTGCAGATAATTTGCAGATATAATTTCTGTGCTTACCTTTGTCTCAACATTAAACCAATAAAGACATGACAACAGCACAGCAAGTAACAGTTAATATCTACGGTAAGGACATTGTTTGCACCATTACCGAAGCCGGTGAAGGTTATACATTTAAGACTCCAAAAGGATTCGGTGGAAGGCATTACCATCACTTTTGCAATGAATTAGATTTAGCATTTACTGAGCAGCATCCTGGATTAGCAATTGAAATGACTAAGCGCATCAGAGGTGAGTGGCCTGAGTCATACATTGAGCAATACGCACTTATTCAAAAAGCATTATTCGCATAATCATGAAAGACTTTCCTCAACTGCCACTCAAGGATCAGGCTATCCTGCTGGCTAAATTATTCGGAGTGTGGATGCTCGCACTCATTATCGAAGCACTCTAAATCAATAGTTATGAACGATTACATTTTAAAAATTAAAGAGATTAAGCTCGTTCCTGCCAAGTATGGTAATGACATCGTCATTACAAAAATCGGAGTCTATAATACCGAAGGCAAATGGTTGAAATGGATAAAGCTAAATACAGCATCATTATCAATCCTTCAAAATGCTGAGATACCATTTCAGCTTCCGTGTCCTGAAACAAATTTTAATTCTAATTAATAAACCAATAGAAGTATGGCGATTATCGCAAAATCTACCGGAGAAAGCACTCAGAGAGAGCTAATCCCTGCTGGCACTTATGTAGCCAGATGTTATTCAGTTGTTCACCTTGGACATGTTACGCAGAAGTACATGGGTGAGGAGAAATTAGTAGACCTGGTTAGGTTTACTTGGGAACTTCCCACCGAGCTAAGATGCTTTAACCAGGAGAAGGGCATGCAGCCTTGTGCTATCAGCAAGGAAATGACACTATCACTCAATGATAAGTCAAACCTGAGAGCCATGCTCAATGCCTGGAGAGGTAAGGCACTGACAGAGGAGGAGGCAAAGGCATTTGACCTGGCTAAGCTCATAGGCGCACCGTGCATGATTAACCTCATCCACCAGCCAAGCAAAGCTAACCCTGAGAAAGTGTATGAGCGCATTGCAGCAGTGATGCCTATGATGAAGGGAATGACATGCCCTCCGCAGCATAACCCAAGCATGGAGTTTAGTGTGCTGGAATTTGACCGCACAAAGTTCGAGAGCCTGCCTACATTTCTCCAGGAGATGATTACCGGAAGTAAGGAATATCAGGCAATGATGAAAGCTCCGGCACAGCCTACCAATGCCCAGAAGCAAGAGATGCTGCACCAGCAGGAGGTAGCTGCTAAATTAGCTAATGAAGAGTTTGACGAATTGCCATTTTGATTATGGAAGTAGTTAAAGCACCGAACGGAACACTTTGCATCCTTTTATCAAAGGAAGAGCAAAAGATGCTGATGCAAACTTTAATGGGAGGAGTTCAGGAGGAGATAAAGTTTGATGATAATTTGACTGATGATCCACTAAAAGGTTTCCACACTAATACTAAGAAGGCAATCATAGAGTTGATAAATAAGTATAAGTCTGAGCCATTTACTGGAAGTCAAATGCTGGAGGTCAGGAAAAAATATTATGTTCCTGAAATTCAACAATCATTTAGAAAGATTGTCGATAAAGGTTTAATGACTATTGAACGCAAGACTGATAAATTAAACATTTACCAATTTTCTCAAAAGTTATGCAGACACTTTGGCAATTAACACAAGAAGAACTCTCCTTCATCGCATTGATGGAGGAGAACGGAGGCGAGGTCAATGATGAGATCATTGAGGAGCTTGCCATCAGGAGAGAGAACTTCCAGTACAAGGCAGAAGCCTATGCTAAGTTCATCCTGAAGCTGGAATCCGAGGCTGACCAGGCTGCTGCTGAGATTAAGCGCATACAGGCTCTGAAGAAGGCCAAGGAGAACACCGTACAGCGACTGAAGGACACACTGCTGGCTGCTCTTATGGTGTTCACCGAAGAGGACAGCAAAGGCATCAGGAGGTATGAGACTCCTCTTGCCAAGCTCAGCACTCGCAGAAGTCAGTCAGTAGAGATACTCGATGATACCCTTATTCCAGATGATTATTGGGTAATTAAGAAAGAAGTAAGTAAGTCATCCATCAGTCAGGCAATAAAGGATGGCTCAGAGATACCAGGGGCGCAGATGAAGGAAAACATCAGTCTCTCGCTCAGGTAGTGTTTATTGGTTAACAAATGGTGTAAAACGAAAAAAGGGAGGTTTTTAGCCTCCCTCTTTTTTTGTCCTTAGTTTTATTTAAGGAGCAGTAACGAAATCAGCAGTGAATACACCGTTTACACCTTCGTTGACATCACCTACAGGGAACATGCCATCGTTAGGTGAGAAGCTGTCATACGCCATGCTAATGAAGAGATTATACTCCTCGGTGCATTCCGACGGGAGTATGCGAAAATCAGCTGATACACGCTCAAGACCGGGAAGAGGTGCAGTGAAGCGAGTCATTGTGCCGATGTTACCGAATTGACCAACATACTCAAGGAATGGAGTGAAAACAACCGAACCAGGAGCAAACACAATGGCTGCATCTTCAGAGCCAAGGATTGTGTTAGCATTAGGGTCAAAGTAAAATTCAGCAAGTCCGGTATTTTCACGAACAGTTGAGAAATTGATACCATTTGCGCCCTGACCGAAGTATCGGCTATCGTTCATCCATACACGCTGCAGCGCACCTGCACCACCGATGATGATAGGCGCACCATTAAATCCGGTGTTCATGTAGTTCTGCTTCATGGCAAATAGGCCAGCAGCATAGATAGAACCATCAGTACCTTCAACAGTGTAGGATGGGTTAGCAGTGCCACCATACCAGTTACCAGCAGCAGCCTGAATCTGAGTCAGCAGGTCAGCATTGACAGCCTGAATCAGGGCATTAGTGGAAAGCTGGATGTCATTGTAAAGCTCACGAACAACTGAAAGCGCACCTTGAGCAGCACCGATACCAGCTGCCCGCTCAGCGATCATCCCCGGACTATTTGCGCCCGTGATTTGAATCAAATCGGAGTAAGCTGAACAGTATGCACGAAGTTGAGCCTCTGTCATGGTGAAGGACACCTGCTTGAAGTTGTTAATCTGAAGTGTCTCCTCGATGTAGTTCATCTGAGGGCCAGCTTCGCATGACTTGGTGTCCACAACATCAGAAGGCAATTGCCTCTGCTTGTACACAACACGAACTTCACGAGTGTGGCCTGTTCCGTTATCGTTGGCCTGGCGAATGATTTGACCAGCACGAAGGTTGGAAGGATCGGTAAGGGCAGCGAGAGTACCGCCCATGATGCCCACATTCTGTGGGTTATTTATGAGGTTGTCAGACAGCGAAGTAAGAATCGCTGGACAGACATTAGCTGTTGATAATGACATTTTAGTAAATGAGATTAATGCATTTTGGTTGCAATGCTTTCAATCTGCGCTAAGGCAGAGCGAACAGCTTGCGGAAGTTGTGTGCCTTGGCTCACCGTAGGTGCAGCCGGGAAGTTGGGTGTGCCTGCTACATATTGCCCAGGGTTAGAGCCACCTGATCCCTGTTCTTTAAGTAACTTATTTTCCTGCAAAACTAATGCAGAAAGGTCAGAATATGAAAACTCTCTTCCATTGTGGACAAGTGGGAGTGATGGGTCTTTAGCATTCACCAGGCGAGCATTATTACGTTCTGCATCATAGATGATTTGCCCATCCAGCTGTGCAAGTTTGCGCTCCAGGACTGCCTGATATGCTGGCACTCTGGCTGCTTCGGGGATTTGGTCATTCCACTGGATGCCATTGAGCTGTGTCTGTTCCCATAGGTTTTTCATCTTGCTCACATATCTCTGCTCAATCAGCTGCTTGTCTGCCTCTGCCTTACTCACCAGGTCATCATATTTAGCCTGTGCCTCTGCCATCTTTTTCAAGAACTCCTCAGACTGGTTGCTATTGGTTGCATTCTTAGCCTTCTCCTCCAGCTCCTTTAGCTTTTTAAGAGCCAGTTTAATCTTGTCTCCTGAGTTCTTGGTCACCTTCAGTTCCTCAATGCTATTGGAGTCAAGACCGTACTCTTTAGCCATCCTAACAATTTCCTCATCATAGCCCATCATGTAATTGCTGATGAAGTGCTTTTTAAGATCAAGGCTGGTCTTGGCAAGCTCAAAGTCATAAAGGTTAGTATTGAACTTATTGCTGACTGCCTCCGGCACTTGAATGTCATTCAATGCTGATGCAGAAATCATCAGATTGAACTCTGGATCATCTGATACCCCAGCACGTTTTGCCTGCTGGATTAAAAATTCTTTGATATTCATAAATTATAGGGGCAAATCGTTAATGTCCTGGTCAGGGTGAATAAAGTTGGCTGGATTGTCGAGGTCATTGTCTGACACTTCCTCAACAACTGCCTTGCGCTTACGCTTTGGCTTTTCCTCTTCTTCGGTGATAGTTGCAGTAGCTTTCATTTCTGCCTCCATTTCGGCAAGTATTTGTGCCTTCAATTCTGCCTTCAGCTTGCTAAGAAGCTCAGGATTGCTAAGTGAGTTCTGGTCAATTGGCTGCATGACCTTACCGATGTAAAGCTCACCTATTGGCCTAATCTTGCTCCAGCTAAATGACCGCTTATTAACTGGCTTAGAAAGTTCCCGAAGCGCACCAGCAGCATTAACTGTTACCTCGTAAGGTATGTCCTGCGCTCCTGTTGCCGGGTTCATTTGCCAGCGAATTACTTTGACTAATGCTCGTTTACCACCAGTCCTGATGGCATCACGGATGTACTGTAGATTATCCATTATAGTTATTTAATTAAGTTACCCTGTATGATGAATTTGAGACCGGAGCATTCCTGAAGTGCCTCGCTCCTGGTAGGCAATTGGTGGCTTAAAGCCATAGGCATTGCAATCACTCTGCATGTCTGCTGTCATGGCATCAAGTCCATTATTCTGCACTTGTGTTTTAGACAGCCAATCCAGAGCGCAATGATTAGTAATGATGTAGGCATGAGTCAGCCACATTCCATCACCTTTCCACAAGTCAGGAATCTCAGGTATCTCTACCTTCTCAATGGTCTGCTCCTTATAGCCAGCGTAATAGTTCCAGCCTAAGTGCAGGAAGTCAAACTCCGGCAATTTGTTCCAATTAGTTACCAGATTGATGAGCTTGTCAATGTCGAATCGGGCATCATCTTCCAGAACAAGCGCAGACTGATGCCCATTTTGGACAATTTTTGTCCACACTTCCCGATGTGAGGCACAGCAGCCTATCTCACCAATTGATAGTGATGGCCTGTTCCTTGACTTTTTTAGGCGATTGTCAACTTTATGACCTGGCTTATTACCATCATTGGCTTTGTGCCACTGAGGATCATTACCATGAACATCGGTAATGCCCCTCATAAATTGCAGTAGTCTATTTCTGCGCTGACTGGCTTTTTGCAGACTTATAAAGTAGATAGCATCAACAGGCAACTTCACAGCTAATCCTCTCGGTAACCGAGAAGTCGATGCTGAAGAAGTAGGTCTCAAAGTTGCGTTCTGCAAGTCCGAAGTATTGGCTTGCAATTGCTTTCGAGTTGTAATCCGTACCGGCATAGGTTATACCTTTTGTTCTGTTGATTATTGTGGCAATGCCAAATTCGGCATTTTCAAAAGTTGAATTGGCTATCAGTTTAAAGTTCACTGTCCTGAGCAGGCTGTTGGCTCTGCCTCCGGCTGGTGCTGCCTCTACTGAGGCTGATTCCCGGACAAAGAACACTACCAGAGGATAAGTATCATTGACAGCGCAATAAGTGTTTCCATCCTTAGTTACATAGTTGCCAGCACTGCCTTCAACAATGCTCTCCACAGCTTCGCCATAGTTGAGCATGTTATTAACGAATGTGCCTGCCAGGTTCTCGCAGAGAGCCTTCAGCGCAGATTCAACAGTAACCTTTGTAACAATCATTTACTCAGTAATTCAGTAGCCAGGCGATTGATAATCTGGAGTGATTGCTCCAGCTCCTTGTCTGACAGCTCAAAAATAGCACCGAAACGTTCCTCAAGATACCCAGCAACTTTTGCCTGTTCTGTTGTAGTGAATGTAACACCATAGGCTGTATTGCTTATTGGCACTGGCTTCCAGCTTGCCCACATGTCTCCGGTTAATGTCAAGTCCATGTAAGCAGTCTGTCTGCCTAATGACCTACGAAAGTCAGCATAGCCATAGAACTCATCTGTATCACCAAAGGCTCGCATTCTTGCTTTGACCTGCTTCTGACTCGCTATTTCACCAAACTTTCTGCTTATAGGGCTTCCTTTGCCTATTGTACGCCCAGAGTCATAAGGAGGAAGTTCTGAACCATCTGACTTTCTTCCGCTATCCTGCACTCTATCCTGGACAGCCGGAGCAGCATAAAGAGCAGCTGCCCTCAGCACCTTGTCGGCTTTGCTGGCCTGCTTAAAGTTCTTGAGCTGCTGCTTCAGGAAGGCTGATGTGGAGTCATATACCGGCATAACTTTTTTGTAAAATAATTTTGCAGTTATTTTCCCTTTGCCTTAATTGCCACTCAAATCTAACCAATAATTAATTATGAACATGAAAGCTAAAATCAGATTCGATGCCTACAATGACCTGTGGGTAGATGTAACCGGGTGCGACATGCATGATCTCCAGAGAGCATGTCTAATGGGTGGTAACTTGCTGGTATATCATTTAGTTAATGATGAGTATCGCATAGGCTTTACTTACAGCGAAGGCAGAGTAACCGTTCAATTCCTTGGCTGTGTCATCACAGAGGAGCAGTTCAACACCCAGATGAAGTTATGGAATAATGAGAGCTGGAAAAAGGTTGCACCAGGAACAGAATTATTGTTACTTGATAATCAATACTTCATTTAATACGATTATGGGAGAACACATGGAGAAGTTACTCAAGGAGATATTGATGAAAAGCATATTCTACGTTGTTTATGCAATTCTGATAGGCTTATTAATCATTAAATTCATTACTTATGTTTATGGGTGATAGAGATATAACCATCTGCCTGACCAGCTGCGGGAGATTTGACTTGCTTGAGCGCACGGTGAATAGCCTTGTTACTTATTGGGATGGCAAGCCTCCGGCTCAGTTCCTGATACATGAAGATTCGGGCCAGCATCCGGCAGAATTAATAGCTGACCTTGACCGATTCCTGATGAGACATTGGCAGATAATGAGTGATTGGTCATTTAGTGAATATGCTGGTCAGGTTCATGCTCTGGATGTGCTTTATCAGCAGGTGCAGACACCTTACATTTTCCACTGCCAGGATGATTGGGAGTTTTATCAGACAGGCTTTATTGCCGACTCTCGCTCTGTTTTAGATGCTGATCCTAAGATTCACACTGTCTGGCTAAGGCATCCCAGCGACAGGAATGGGCATCCAGTTGCATCTGGAATGCACTTAACTAAGCAGGGCATTAGGTATCAGCACATGATTAAGAATTTCAGGCGTGTCTGGCATGGCATGACCTGGAATCCTGGTCTTCGTAGATATGCCGATTACAAGGCAATGGGCAAATTCGGAGACTTCTGCGTGTGGAATAGGTCTAATCACATAACCTCTGAAATGGCCTATAATAAGAAGTACAGCGATGCTGGATTTATAGGCGCAACATTGTGCAGGGGCTTTGTAAAGCACATAGGCTGGCACAATTCAACTAAAAAGATGCAGTTAAAAAGATGAAGGCAACACTAACATTTGACCTTAGTGATTCAGATGATGCTATGGAGCATTACAGGTGCGTTAAGTCCTTAGACATGGCCTTGTTTATCTGGGATTTGCGAAACAAACTTAATCAACTGGTTGACACATCAGAGGATGGCAAGCACATTGATGAAGCTCACATCTGGGAAGCCTGGAATGAGCTGAAGGAATCGCATGACATTAACATTGACCGCCTAATTGTATGACACAACTTGAGCAGCTTTTAATAATTGTCAAGAAGGAGATGAAGTCTAAGCAGCTTCTGATGAATCATGATGGCAATGATAAGGCAACCAGGAACTACTGGTCTGGTGGCCTATCTGCGCTCACATACCTTAAACATGTAATTGAGAGATTGATAAACGAATCTAAATGAGCATACCTAATCAAATAGAGGAGCTGATTGACTTTATCCTGGACAATAAGGATGAGATTGACCTGAATGATGTGCTAATCAAGGCTGAGCTTATTAACATGCGGAGCAAGCCCAGGCATGCCGGTTGGTACTTCAACGGAAAACTTTACAGAGATATGGATGAGCTAAGAGGCAGAACCATGTCAGATTTTAATCACCCTAAACCATTATTTTATTATCCTTAATTATGGGAGATATTATCAGTAGTTACCTTAACACCCTGCCGGATGCTGACCCATTGCAGGCAGTAGATCATCCTGCTCACTATGGTGGAGCAGAGAATATCTATGAGGCAATCAAGGTGATAGAGGCTTGGGAGCTTGGCTTTAACCTGGGCAATGTCATTAAGTATATCAGCCGGGCAGGCAAGAAGGGAAGCAAGCTGGAGGACTTGAAAAAGGCGCAG